AAAACACTGTATTTATTTTTTTTGAATGACATCGTTTTCTCCTTTGTATTGTAAAACTGATTTTGGTATTGCCTGACAATTCCAATGTATAAATCTAAATGGTTCGTAACCCATATCTGTTATATATTGATGTGGCATATATGATGGAAAAAATATCATACGACCAGGATTTACTTTGTAATTAATTTGTGTAGATGCATAAGTTACATTTTTCTTATCTTTTTCTGGTAAAAGATTCATCATATTACCTGCTCTTGGATCTTCGAATAAAGGCATAGATGTTTTTTCACTAGCTTTTAAAAAATAAAAACCAGATATGTGACCATTCCAATGTGTATGTAAAGTATGATAACCTGCACCTTTTTGTGCAAACTCTTGTACCCATAATTCTGTAATAAACACTTGATAGTTTGTTAAATCAAAACCCATCTCATTTAATAAATTATGTGCCGTTGCACCTACATAGTTTTGTAACTCTGCAAAATTAGGGTCACCAATTAAACTTGTAGAATGAAATACATGACCCATGTCACCTTTGTTACCAAACTTTTTGTTACGTTCATCAATGGCTGGTTTTAAATTTTTCTTAGATGCTTCAATATATGGATCTGATGCTTTGTTTAATTTATCAACAAAACTAGGTTCATCAGCCCACCATATAGGTGATGCAAAATATTGTTCTAATTGTAATTGTTTTGGAAACGATAATATTTTTTGTTTTTGTTTTTGTTTTTGTTTTTTAGTTTTTTTCTTTTTCATATTCTCCTTTATTTAAATGGCCATCCTAAATTCCAGATCACCAAACTGTTACGTTCTCCACTTTTAACTGGACACACTCTATGCCACACAAATGAAGGAAATACAACTAAAGATCCTTTAGGTAATATCTCTTTACATTTTTTAATATTAGGTTTTTTATCAGGATCTAAATTTCTAAAATCAAATTCTAGTTCACCACCTTTATAATCTTTAGGATCAGATAAAGTTACTGTTACAGATAATTTTCTAATCTTACCATGTGATGGATCATTAGGTTGTTGTCTTATATAAGGTTGATCCCAACTATCACAGTGCCAATCATAGTATTGACCTTTTTTATATTTTGTAAACTGACAAGACTCAGAAAAATCCCATTGAAAATTCCAACCTGCACTAGCATTTGCCTGATGAACATAAGGTTGTATCTCTTTATATACCCATCTATCATTCATCCAAACAATATTAGAATCTCTTTTTGTTTTTAAATCTTTTATTTCTTTTTTATTTAATTTTTTATTACCAAATCCACCAGTGACTGCCATTTGATCTTGAAGTTGTTGACCATATTTTACAATGTCATCACATATACGAGAAGGTATAGCTGATTGAAAGTACCAATAATAGTTTGTAAGGTTCATATATCTTTATGAACTTAATATAACATGTATTATCCAACTGTCAATGTTCCTGAAACTGTAAATCTAGCAACTGTAGTACAACCTGGTGCAGGAGAAACTGTATTTGTACCTGGACCTACGGCTAATGGCACTGCATTAGGAACTCTTATAATAACAACTCCAGAACCACCATTACCACCTGCATTAACAGGTGCATTAGCATCTCCACCTCCACCGCCTCCAGTGTTGGCTGTTCCAGCTGTTCCAGCTGTTCCTGGTCCTGTACCACCAGCACCTCCACCACCAGCACCACCTGCTCCTCCTGGTCTTGGACTTGGAACTGGTTGTTGACTTAATGATCCACCTCCACCACCAGCATAGGATACATCTGAACCTGTAATTGTGTTAGGAGCACCTGCTCCTCCTGCCCCACCAGCACAAGCTGAACCTGCTCCTCCAGCAGCAGTAGCACCTCCACCACCACCTGATCCATAATTTGCTCCTGGATGACCTGCTCCTCCATTATTACCTTGAGGAGGACTTACTGGTGGTGTATTACCATTACCAGCAGTCATATTATATTGACCGTGACCACCTCCACCAGATCCACCAGGGCTACCTGTATCTGAAGCACCAGAACAACCATTTGCTCCAGCACCACCACCTGTTGAAGTTATAGTTGAACTTCCTGCAAAAACTGAATTAGCTCCATTTGTAGCATCGGTAGAATAGGCAGGTTGTCCGGTACCACCAGCACCAATAGTTATGGTGTAAGATGTACCTCCAAAAACATTTGAAAAAGGCATTGCAGATCCTCTTAATGGAGAAGGACCATAACCAGTAGCACGATAACCACCAGCACCTCCCCCAGCTCCTCTATCAATTGAACCACCACCTCCACCAGCGACCACTAAATAATCTGCATTAAATGTATAACTTGGTTTGGGCCATGTTCCTTTTTGCAAGGCACTTAATTGACTTTGCATTGACCACACACCACTTGCTTTGTTTAATTCTTTTACGATAACTATTCCTGATCCACCTGCTCCACCAGGACCACAACTAGCTCCACCGCCTCCACCGCCAGTGTTGGCTGTGCCAGAAGAACCAGCAGTACATCCCGATGATGCATTACCTCCACCACCAGTACCACCACTACCATCTGGTTGATTATGTGAGGCTCCACCTCCTCCACCAGCATAAGTCCCTGAATTGGGGGCTCCTGGAAAAAATGGAGAAAAATCTGTACCTGCTCCACCTGCTCCACCACCTGAACCACTACCATCTGCTCCAGCAGCAGCATGGCCACCACCTCCACCACCTGCTAATAATGGTATAGTGGGTGCGCTTCCCGATCCATCACCTCCTGGATTTCCTTCTGGTGGACTAAAACTTCCTGCATTACCTGCTCCACCACATCCTACACCAGCAGGACCAAAACACCTGTTTCCACCACCACCTGATCCACCTGGTCGTCCGTCTGGTGGGGCTCCTCTTGGAGCTAATGTATTACCACCACCTCCACCACCACCTGTTGATTGATATGTTACACCTTCTGATATTATTTTTGATAAAGAACCATCACCACCTTCATCACCACCTGCTCTACCTGTACCACCTGCACCTATTGTTACAGGAGTAGCAGTATTACCTGCCATAGGTATTTCTAAATTTCTAGCACCTCCTGCACCTCCACCACCTGATGTATCATTACCAGCACCACCTCCACCAGCAACAACTAAGACTTGTGCAAATCTAGTTCCGGGTTGCGTGCATACATTTCCTGTGGATGTTTTAACAGTTTGAGTGTTTTTTCCAAACGAAGTCTTATTCGTTTTTCCAAGCTGTGCCATTCCAATTATATTTGGTAGGTGTTTCCGATTCGTCGTTTGATTTGATTGCTTCCCAACCTGTTGTGTTGTCAGCATTATATTTTGTTTCGTTCCAAGAAATTATATATATGACATCGCCTTCTTCTGTAACTGTTGGATAAGTTATCGGTGCTTGCCAATCATCATTATCATCTAATGACCATGAAGCATGAGGTTGTGGACTTAAAAATTTATCTTTTGCAGAATCATAAACATATCCAATTCCTGCATATTGTTTTCTAAAATTATTATTGTAAGAAGTTTGTTTCCAGCTTCCACCTTTGAAAAAATTTGAACACCATGTTTCTCCATCAACATGCATGTCATTGTCTTCTAAAGTTCCACCATTTGCAGGAATATCATTTCCCACAACAACAACTCTTTCTACAACTTGATGTGTGTCAGAAGTGAAACCAGTTGGGTCTACTTTTGATTTTAGTTCTGCGAAATGTGCCATATTTTTTACTCCTTAGTGTTTTTATTTTATTTTAAAATTAACTTATTGTCAACGTTCCAGATACAGTAAATGTTGCTACTTTATGATTACCTGGACCTACACAAGTACTTAATGAATTTGTTCCTGGTGCAACGCTTGCACATGTTGATCCTGGGAATCTTACTACCACAACACCTGAACCTCCTGAATTTCCACTTCTAGCTCCACCACCATCTCCACCACCAGCTCCACCTCCACCACCTCTATTGGTAGTTCCCGCTGAACCTGCACTGCTTCCACCACCATCTCCACCCGTTCCACAAGGAGAACCTGATCCACCTGTACTTGGTGAAGTAGCTCCTCCACCACCTCCACCACCGTAAGATACTGCTGATCCTGTAATACTACTTGGAACACCAACTCCACCAGTTCCACCTTGACCACCGCTAGCATTACCACCTGTTCCTCCAGCTCCACCACCGCCTCCACCTGCGGCTACTACATTTTGTTTCCAACCTGCACCACTATTATTACCTTGAGGTGGGTCCACAGGAGGTACGTTACCAGATTTTGGATTGCTTGCAGGTATACCTGGTCCACCATCTCCAAAACCTCCACCACCAGATCCACCAGGTGTATTACCTTTACCACCACCTGCTGATGTAATTGATGAAAATACTGAATCACTACCACAAGTACAAGCTCCACCACCTGCTCCAATTGTAATTGAATAAGGTCCAGGGGTTAAAAATAATGCATTACCTTGTAATGGACTTGGGCCATAACCAGAAGTTCTATAACCTCCAGCTCCACCACCTCCGCCGTATATAGGGTTTCCACCTCCACCACCACCTAAAACTAAATAATCTGTTTGAACAACACTTGGATCACCATCTGCAATAGTAAATGTTCCTGATGTTGTAAAACTTGCGACTTGATCAAAACCTGCAGGATCAGGACTTGGTGTATATGCAACTGTGTTTGTTCCAGGACTAGCACTTAATGTGACTCCAGATCCTGGAGCTCTCGCAATCACGATACCTGAACCACCTGCTCCACCACCAGAACTAGGGTTTGGTCCATCTGAACCACCACCTCCACCGCCTCCAGTGTTAGCTGTACCAGCATCCCCTGCATTTCCACAACCAGTTTTTCCATCTCCACCACCACCAGATCCACCAGAACCTGCTGGGTCAGATTGAGATCCACCACCTCCACCACCTGCATATGTTGTTGCTGTTCCTGTAATATTATTTGGTGCTCCTGCACCTCCATTTCCTGCTGAACCACTAGCACCAGCAGAACCAGCTGCAGTTGCTCCACCTCCACCACCTGCACTTCTACAACCTCCTGATATCGGACTACTTACTGGATTAGCACGTCCACCATCATTACCTTGGGCTGGACTTGTGGGAGGAGTATTACCCGAACCTCCTGTACCAGAAGCACTTCCACTTATACCACCTCCACCACCAGACCCACCATCAGCTCCATTTTGAGGATTACAACCAGAAGGAAAGGGGTGTTGTCCACCTTTACCTCCACCAGCTGATGTTATTGTTGAAAAAACTGAATTTGATCCTGAAGTAGCTAAAGAACCACTTGGTCCTCCAACACCACCCGATCCACCACCCCCAACTGTAATTGTATAACTTCCTAAACTTAATTCTTGTACGCAACCTTGAAGTGGACTTGGTCCATATCCTGATGCACGATAACCTCCTGCACCACCTCCACCACCTCTAGCAGCTCCACCGCCACCACCACCAGCAACGACCATGTAATCTATGTTTACTGTTCTCTTAGGCCATGTGCCTTCATCTAATGCATCAAGTTGCTCGGACATTGACCAAACTCCTGATGCTTTATCTAATTCTTTTACTATAACTATTCCTGAACCACCTGCACCACCTGGTTTACCACCAGATGGATTTGCGATAGATCCACCGCCACCGCCACCACCGCCAGTATTGGTTGTACCCGCAGTTCCAGCAACGCCTTTTCCACCACCGCCACCACCGCCAGTTCCACCTGCTCCTGCAGGTTTTCCTGATGCTCCAGCGGGCCCACAAAAAGTTCCTCCTCCGCCACCACCAGAGTAAACTCCACAATTTGGTGCTCCAGAAAAATCAGGACTCACGTCTGTACCAGCTCCTCCAGCTCCTCCAGCAGTTCCAGGCACTCCATTTGCACCGACAGCGCCGGCACCTCCACCACCACCTGAAGCAAATGCACAACCTGTAGATCCAGATCCACCATTATTTCCTTGTGAAGGATCTACCGGAGGTGTATTACCAGAACCTCCAGGTGCATTACCTTGTGAAGCTCCACCTCCACCAGAACCACCATCACCACCTGCAGCAGGAGGATTATTAGTTCCATCACCGGCTCCACCACCTGTTGATGACTCACAAGCAAATGATGATGTAGATCCTTGTGCACCATTACACCCTTGACCAGGTGAATTGCCACCTGTTCCAGCAGATCCACCACCTCCAATTGTTGCTGTATAAGCTCTGTTACCACACACGGGTATTTCAATATTTCTTAAACCACCAGCACCTCCACCACCAGCAGATCCATCGTTAAATCTAGCACCTCCACCACCACCTCCACCAGCTACAATAACTGCTTTAACAAGTCTTGTGCTTGGTTGTGTTGTGATGTCTCCTGAAGAGGTTTTAACAGTTTGTGTATTCTTACCACGAGACGTTAAGTTGACTGGTCCTATTATTCCGCCATTTGCCATAGCCTATAGTACCTCCTACGCGTC